CGGACAACTCTTCCCAAACCTCCTCCAAGACCTTCGGGGCAGCAGTACAACAGGCACTGACAGGCCACGACGGAACAGAGGCAAACGCTGAAGTTGATTCTGCAATAGCTGATTACTATCAACTTAGTGATGCAACTCGTCAAGTCATAAATAATTTTGGGATGGAAGCTCCTGCAGTTCTTAATGACTATGCAGTAAAGCTAGAAGGAATGCTTGATAATGCAGTTCAATGGGGTAATAAGGCAGCAGGACTTATCCAAGGCTATGCCAAATTTGCTGTAAATGAGCATCAAGAGAATTTAGCTTATAACGAGATTCTTACTAATCCTGATACTTTAAGTGATTACACTTTGAAGTTCTTTGGACCTAATGGCCCTCATCCTGTTTATGAGAGTCCTGAGCAATTGGAAACTAAAGGTTATCCAACACAACCTGCTCAACAACCACAAGCAGGTGCTCAAATGCCAGCTCCACCAGCTGCAGCAGCTCCACAACAACCAGAAAATTTCTGGGGAAGCTTCAATGAGTCGATGGCTAGAGATCCACAAAATGCATGGAAGGTTCTAAATCAGGCCCAACCAAACACAGTACAAAATAAGCTCTTTGTAATGGAATAAATAACCCTGACTATTAGCATCTTTTCGGTGCTAATAGTTATTTATTTAACAATAAATTACAGACTGCTAAAATCTAAGTTAGATAAGACATGTTTATGTCTGCATCTTTCACCCAATAATTGACAATTTCAGACACTGGAGGATAAAACAAGGTGTTTATTGATAACGATTTCCCGAAAATCTTAGGTGCAGAACTATACCGTCCGCACCCAGGTTATATTGCAGAAATGGCTGTCGAACCAGTAGTGGTACACGACTTTACACGCCAACCTGGACAAACTGTTCAGTTAGATAGATACAAGTTCTGGGGTTCACCAGGAACTAAAGATAGTCGTGAGCGTGTAGCTGACCAGACTATCGGTACTGCTAATAGCCGTAACATCACAAAGGAAAAGGTTCTTGTTGTACTTAAAGAGTACACAGGTCCTGCAGATCCTGGTGATACTACACAACCAAGCACATTCAAGATTGCAAGAGAAACTCTTGTAACAGCACAGCGTCTATTGCTTGACACAGGGAACCTTAATATGTTCCATCAGAGCATAGGTTCACTTACCCTGCTCGATGACTACAGACGTTGGAGAGATAGAGTCTTCATTGACGAGATTTCTAAAGCTGAAGCAAACGGTGCTGCTTCTACTAGCCAAGGTGGTTACTACTTTGCTGGTGGCAAAACTAAAGATTCTTCTGGAAGAATTGCTTATACAACTACAGAGTATGGCAACCAGATCCAACAGTTCTCAGTTAAAACTGACCTTCTAACAGTTGTCAAGGACTTACGTAAGCGTAACGTTCCTACTTATGCAGACGGTTTATATCGCTGCGTATGTGATCCAACATTCATGATGCACTTACGTCGTGACTCTGACTTCAGAGAAATCGCACGTTATGCAGGTAATGCAGGACAAGGCATGTACATGGGCAATCCCATGATGCCAAACAACACTAGCTTCTATCAAGGACCTCAAGCTGGACAAGCTTATTTCCTAGCTGGTGAGCCTGTTATGCCTACAGGTGTTCAGTTTGAAGGTGTAAAGTTCTTTGAATCTACAAACTTCCCAACAAAAAATATAACCGCTACTTTCGATAATAGTTCTTATGCTTCTAAAGAAGTTGCACAAGGATTCTTCTTCGGACCTCAAGCAGTTGGTGTTGGAATTGGTGGACCAAACGCACAAGTTCTTATTAATAATAATGATGATTTCTCAAGATTCATTATTCTAATTTGGCAGTTGTACGCTGGGTTTGAGATACTTAATAAAGACTTTATTACTACTGGATTCAGCTTCGTTGAAGACGACGGATCTGTTTAATAGTTAACAATTAAACTCGTAAAAAAAATACTTTTGGAGAAGTAAATGGCTTATTTATCGGCTAAAAAAATCTACCCAGGAAACTGGGCAGAGCCTCTAAACGGTTGGTACAAAAATATAGATACCAACGACGACAGTACAAATGATAAAACCAAGGGCGGCCCAACCTCTGTGTTGGCTGTTCCTGGTTGGCGTTATTTCCAGCAACGTGGATATGTTGAAGTTACAGGTAAAGCTGCTTCTGCATTCACTAGTGCTGACGTAATCGTTCCTTCACCTTATAGAAACGACGACACACGTACTGACATCACAGGAATGACAATTTCTGGTGATGCTCAAGGAACTAACGAAGGTCCAGCTTATGTTTACAGAAGTGCAATTTCTGTAGCATCTGGTTGGAATGATGGAAGAGTTGCATCTGGTGTATATACAGACACAGGAAACCTCATCTCTTTCGGTGTTAATAACGGTGGAAACCCTATAGCTGCTTCTGGTTTGGGCGAAGGTCCTGCTCAAGCAAACATAGCTTCTACAGTTAATGGACCTAATGCAGGTGGTGCAGCCAACTCTGTTTACTATGCAGGTGGTGTTAGTGCTCTTAGCTATAACCCACTCGTAACAGCAAGTGGTGTAAACGCAGGTGGTTCTGACAACCCTAATACTCCTCATAAAGCAATTACAGCTGCTACAACATTTAAAGTGTTTGTAAAAGCAACTGCTAATGCTACATCTCCTTCTAGTGCAGCAGATGGTTTATACATCTCTGATGCTGATGTAGATGCAGGTAGAAAAGGATACCTAGTTGTAGAAGTATGTTATCTACGTGCTGACACAGCCCCTGGTTATGCGGATATCGAACAGTATTTGACTAATCGTACTGTTTCTTAATAATTAAGCTAAAGTGGGATCAGAGATATTATTTTTCTGGTCCCATTATGCTTTTTAAAAATACTAAGACTGGCGCAAGAGTTAAGGTTATAAGTGAGCTTGATGAGGGGGAAGTTTTTATGGTTGAGGACCAAGACGGAAGAGTATATCATGCCGTAAGTTCTCAGTTAGTAGCAGATGCTCCAGCTACCAAAAAAGTTAAAACACTTCAAATAAAAGATAAAGCTGCAAAGGAAGAACCTCGTGAATTTCCTCCAGATATGCGTCTAAATATTAATGGAGCTACGGCTCAAATGATTGCAGATCATATAAAAGGAATAGGATTGAAAACAGCTCGTGAAATAAAAGATTTGCAAATGTCTTTATCGGGTGAAAGATTCGCAAATTTACAACAATTAAAACAAATAAAAAGAGTTGATTGGGAAGCAGTTATAGCAGCTGATTTAATAAGAGTATAATTTTAATAGCTATATTATTACTTATGAGCCCTCAAGGACCTGGTACTTACGGATCAAAAGTTGGTAGACCACCAAAGAAAGGAACTAAAAAAACTACAGCTAAAAAAAGTACTACAAAAAAAAGTACAAAGAAAAGTTATTAGATTTAAAATAAAAGATAAGTTTAATAAGAGGATAAGTGCAACTATCTGACCTTGATAAAAGTAGAGTTAGATATCATTTAGGGTATTTTACTGTTTCTGTTCCAGCTGGTGATTATGCTCGGCTAGAAGAAGCAATGAATACCCTTCCTGATTCTTATTTTTACGATAAAATTGCTATTCAGATTGGACGTTGTGATACAGCAGAAAAGAAAACTGAAGTTGCAAGTTCTCCATCAACAAGATTAGAAAGTATTGCTGGTGACGTTGATAGAACAATCAAATCTAGTAATGCAAAAGACGCTTTAAAAATTTGGAATGATATTTATTTATATGAAACAAATAGACTAGCTGGAATACTTTATGTTCCTAACTATAAAGATCCAATGCAAGCTAGATATAGATATGAAAGATCTGGAGCTGAATTTATTCAAGCATTACCAGGGCCAGCTGATACAGCAGTTGGTTCTAGAATGGCCTTAGCAGAATCATGGCGATGAAATTAGCAGGACAAAGTATTTGGGGTCGTTATTTAAATGATGGTTTAAGTAACGAAGAATTTAAAGAAAATAAACATATCATTGATGAAGGAGATGAAGCAGAAATTAAACACCATAAAAAACAAATTATAAATAAAAATATTTTTAATGGAGAAGTTAAAGACCTTTAAACCTAAATAACTAAGGATAGAATTAGAAAAGGTCTATATAGAAAGAAGTGGCTTCAACATCTACAAATAAACAACCGCTTTTAGTTGATCGTCCTTTATTTGATTCAGTACGAATAACGACACAAACTGTTGGTCAAGAGTCTACTAATACTTTATTTGTTCAAGGTGGTCAAGCTCCATCTATTTTAGTAGATATGGATGCAGCTTTAAGTGAAGATAATAACAATGGTGGAGTAATTGATTCAATTCAAATTACTAGAAATGATTTCCATCGTGGTAATGATTACGTTTTAAGTGCTACAACTTCAGGAAGTGGTATTTCTCTTGTTAGTGGTCAAATTATTTATGCACAAGATTGTCAACAATCTGCAGTAACTGCTGTTAAAAATGGTGGTGATAATTATTATAAATATAAAGGTTCTTCTGCAATAACAGGATTAATTAGTGCTCTTGATTTTACAAATACTGCAACAACAACTGGATATACAGATTTAGGTTTAGTTAATGGTAAACAACCTGAAGTAACATTTGTTTTCTATCAAACTCGTGGTACTACAACTCCAATTCCTGCATCTGGTGATTACAATATTTTATTTGCAAAAACAGTTCCTGCTGAAACAAGAGTTTGTGATTGTTCAGATGTAATGCCACATTTAGCAACACCAGGAATTCATGCTTCTTATGCTTCTTCTACTGGAGATGCAAGAGGAGGACTACCTATAAGAAATAGAGGTATTTATATGGAACGTGGTGATCGTGTTTATGTAGGTGTTTACGCAGAAGGAAATAATACAGCTGGTTATGCAGCTGGAGTACATGTAACAGCACAAGGTGGATTCTTCTAAAGCTAAAAAAGCGGTAAAAGCCGCTAAATTACACAAGGACAAAATGGCTTGTAATAAGCCAAGAAAAAC